GGATCTGCTGATAACGTCCATTACAAGCCGCGCTTTTTGTTCTTCTTCGCAACGTAGTTTTTGATATCGGCTGCGTCATCTGGATGTGCGCGAACCTCGATCCGCTTTAGTCCTGTGGCGACCTGCTTATCATTGAAGCGACGTTGCGCTTCGTTATTGGCTTTCTGTGCTGGTGTCTGCTTTGTCATCGTTGTCCTCCTAGGACTCGGGTTGGTTGCTCTAGTGAGCGTGGGTTGATTCTCTTGCGTCTACTCTTGGTAGATCGACTCGGCTAAATCCGCAACCGTCTACTCGATATGCGTCTTCTCCGATAATAATGATATTTCCAACGCTGATGCTAGTAGCGTTCTGGCTTCGGTAAAACTTTAGATCTGGGTTGCGAGGATACCCGTTACCTACGGCGTATATATCCTCTAGAGCCTTACCGATGCTATTCTGATCTGGCTTTATGTTATCGAATTCCGCTAGGCAAACTCTGGAGTAGAATCTCCAAGTCTCTGGCTTGAACTCAGATCCGTGACCGGCTTCTAGGTATGCCTTGATCTTTGGAGATTCTTTTGCTCCCAGTTCCCGGCCTAGGCGCGTCAACACTTTTTGGTCTTCTTTTTTGAGCTGGATCTGGTGTACTGTCGCTTCGATTCTCATTATGGTCTGCCTGTTCTTGTTAGTGGAGATTCTATCTTACGCGGTATTATCGATAACAGCAAGCGCTGATTATCGGTTTGCGTAGTCGCCCTTATCACCCTCTTCGGACATCGGCGGAGATCTTACCCTCTTAGCTTGGCGAGGATGATCGCCCTTTCCGCTGCTGCGGTTCTCCTGATCGACGCTTCTAGGCTCGACTTCTCTGGTAAGGCTTTCGGCCCTACCCGCTGATGGTGCTTGGCGAGATCCTCGTCGGACGGTTTTGACCAGTCTATCCAGTCTGGATCTCGCGGAACAGATGTAAGCGGCTTGCCATCCGAGTAATGGGTATGCTTAACCATAGTTAATAGCCACGTTCTTGATCTGACCTTTTGCTATCGCGATGACCAGTTTTTTTGCCGCTTCGGTATCGAGCGAGCCGCTGAGTAGCGCGAACTCTTGGACGAGTCTGCGGTTGATCTCGGCCTTCTGCTCTTTGCTGGCCGAGGCAATTGGATTCGGTGGAGCTATGTATGTAGATCCGTGGCGAGAGACAGGATCTGTTTCGATTGGCGCGGGTGGCGGTGGAGTCGGATCGGCCTGAGTTGCTGGCGGTGTCATCTGAATCGCTCCGATCGACGCTGCTGTGATCTCCGATGTTAGCTTCGCTGTCACCTCTTCGGCGGTCTGACGCTTGATCTCTGCGTCTCTGGCTTCTTGTGCTAGGCGCTCGTTCTCTTCTAGAGTCAGAGTATGCTGGTGATAGGTGTACATGATCTGCCACACGCGACTAAACTCGGCCTCCCCTTCCACTGTCTTTTCTTCGAGATCGATGCCCTCGGCCGAAGGGTTTAGCTCTGTCAGGGTGTCGAGGTAGCCTCGAATCTGATCGCTGGTTAACGTGGTTTGCTTGGCGACCTCTTCGTACTCGGTGATGAGCGCGATATGATCAAGGTGCGCCTGAACCCTCGCCTTCTCGATTGCGTTCATGTCGTCGATGGGTTTCTGGTGAACCATCATAAGCTCGTTGAACTGATCCGAGATCTCTTTCGCTTGGGCGTCGACCTGCTTGGCGTATTCCATCGCGACCTGCTTCGCTTCTTTGCGGGCTTCATCGAGTCGAGCTTTTGCCTGTCGGAATTTGTAGACGTGGGCCTTCGCTTCTTTAAGACCGCTCGCTTCGGTGATATCAAATATCAATCCCTTGCTCTCGGCGGCCAGCTCTTTGAGCTGCTTAATGAACGGATTGTATTCGGCCAGCACTGGAACGGTTCCAGCTGATGCATCTGGGATAACTGCTGGAGGGTTCTCGATCTCGGCAAACTCCCCTTCTTCAATGTTCGGGTCTTGCTCTGGCACCATTCTGAATTCAATCGGTTCTAGCGAGGACGGAAGGTAAAGCGGATGCTCTGGCGCGAGATTTTTTGTTAGTCTGATCGCGTAAACATCCTTTCCGGCCTTCGCGAGTCGATCTAGCGTTAAATCTATCTGGGGCTTAGCCCAAGCCTTGGCTCCCCATGCGGCGACAACCATGTCTGCGTCTTCGACTGCTACATCAAAGTTCTTCCAGTGCTGCGGACCAACAATGTTGGTTCCTGCTTTGAGCGCCTTTTGAACTTCTTTGATATCCGCTTCTCGATAGGAGAAAAGGTTAACCACTTCCATTCGAGTGAAGCCCCACGACTGAGCAAAGGTGATGCATCGGTTAATCGTTGGGTCGTCGATATCCGCATCCGCTGTCGACGGGTTGCACATAACGAAAACGACCTTACAAGTTTGGTCTGGATCGCCCTTACCGTCCAGATTGGTATCGACGACTCGACCCAATCGGTAGCGGTACTTCCTGTCTTTACTGATCGTTGCTGTCTTTGCTTTCATTGCCGTTCCTTCTCTAGTTAAAACCGTTTATAAAATTAGTCATTCCCTTAATCGTTCGCTCGTTCGTTCCCAGATAACAGAGGTGTACTGAGTCTCTTGTTTCTTCGTGCTTGCCGAGGTCGCTGGCCATTGATGCGAGTCCGGCAGAAGGCTTACCGCTGTAATCCATTTCGGTAATGGCTCGTTGCTTGCACCATGCAAGATGTTCGCGCCTGTTCATTCCTCGTCCTTGAGAAGGTCGTTGGTCAGCTCATCGATAATTCTGCCGGCCTGTTTGACGGCATCGTCTTTGGTTGCTTGGGTAGGGCCGGTCATCATTGCAATGGTTGTCGCCTGCAATATGAGGCCGAGGCGGGTTAGCTTGATGACTTCTTTTTGGAAATCTTCTGCGGTCATTAAATGCTCTCCATAATTACGTTAACGTGCGGGTCTGTGGGTCGAGGGCTGCCTCGATAAATATGTGTCTCATCGATCTGGTAATCGTTATCCATCCAACCGGCTAACTCGAGTAAATCGGACAGGGCTTTTTCTCTGTTATTAATGTCGTCGTTTCGATTGCCGATAAAGTGGTATATTAGCCAAACTCTCAGACGCGCAGCTCCGAACCCCTGACCCTTGCTACCATCCAAATTTTCAAAATCCTGCTGCTTGAGTCTGGCCTTGGCAATCGGGCGAGCGACTTTTTCCCATTCGTTGTGCTGGCTCGATAATATGAGTCGGGCTGCTCGGCGGTTTATTCTCGGCATCGCAACTGGCGTCCAGAGATCGTTAACTGATGGCGGCATCGGAAAGTTGCATTCAATCCTCACGGGTTAGCGCCTCCTCTAGATCGGCAAACTTTTTGTGATCGCGCCACTGACCATCGATAAGATTAGCTGTCTGCCATCCCTCGCGTACTTTCCAGACATGGCGATTGCCTTTAAAAAACGATGACCGCTCAGTGTCGGCCGTTTCTCGACGCCTTTTTTTCAGCTTGTAACCAAGGCTGATGGCGAGGGTGTTCTCTTTAACCCATCCGGCTTCTCTCATGACTTGGGAGCCTTAGCGCATATCAGCGAATGGCTCTCGACCCACGTTAAACCCATGTAGCGTTTGCTGCCGCTGGTAACGTCTGCTTTCGCTTCTGGCGTTGGGTTGACGTATCGGTTTACCTGTCTGAGGAACATGAAGTCGCGGTAGGCAAATGCTCCGTCCTCGATCACTATCGGTTTGACGTTGGCGCTCAATTCCTTGCGAGCGTTTTCGGCATTCTTGTAGTCTTCGTCCTCGCTGATCTGAAGCCAGTATTCGACATAGGCTGCTGCCTCCTGACCTTCCTCAAGATCTGGAATGAATCGATCTCGCTTCGGCCAGCCACCGAAAGGCATCATTACAAAGAACGGCTGAGATTCTGAGCTGATGGTCCACGGTACATCCTTGCCGGTAATGTTAATCCGCTCCTTGAGCCATTCAGCGACGACGACTTTCGCGCTTGGGCGAGCATGTAACTTTCGACCTTCCCAGATGAGAGGCCCTTCGGCTTTCACCTTGTCGAGCGCGATTTCGTGGAGCGCTTCCATTGCGTCCTCTGCGTCTTTGATCGGCTCTCTGGCGGCTTGGCACATAGTCCATTGCTCTATATAGCTGTCGAGCAAGTTGTTGCCAGCGGCTCTCACCGGAAGCCTGTCTTGCTCTTCTTGCGACCACTCTGGGCCTTCGTAATTGCTCATGGAAGCACCTGTCGTATTGGTCTCAGGAATTTGTGGGTAAGCATATAGTTGACCATTGCGGCATTCTTGGGGCCGCTCATGCCGAACAACTGGTACAGCTCTTTTCTGGTGATCGTTTCCGATGAGCGAGCGAACGCCGCGTTCTCGACTGTCTCGCGCTGGACGTAATAAGCGCTGCCACCGATGGCTTTAGGGACGGTTCGGTTTATGCGGAAGTCGTCACCATTTGAACGTCTCGGCCGCCTACGAATTGCGCCGTTCTTGGTTTTTGATTTCGACTTGCCGATGCTCTGGAACTTCGCCAGCGTGTCCGAGTTAACGCAATGGTAGAACTCTACCTTCACGCCGTGGTCTTCTAAAAACAGAGCCTCGGCATCTGTAATTATCGTCATTCCTTTTTTCATTCGTCTGCCTCGATTTGCTCGTCTGATTGGTAGTTAGGATCGGTGAATATCTCGGACCTGAATTTCTGCATCTGTTCTTCCTTGCAGTCTTCACAGGCCTTGAATGCTGGAATCCCTCTGGCGTCGTTATACCAATGAGGGGTTTTTTTGCAGTCGCGGCATAAGATCGTGCCTGACATTAGTCGAGCCTCGTAGTGTAGGCTTTGCCGGTTTTAATATCTCGGAAGGCGACCATTGCGTGCTCGTAAATAAACACCTCGACGAACGGATTGTGAATCTTCATTAGCGGGAACATATCTGGATCGCCGGGATAGACGTGTACGCCGTTTGGGGGAATATGCGCGGCTGACTTTGACGCTGGAAATCCTCTCGCGTTGATCAGCGCGTGTGCCACGGCCATGTAATCGCCGACCTGCTCTAGCGCCTCTATAACCCATGGTCGAAGAATGCCGCAAAGCTCTAGGATCTGGTTGCCGCTGTAGTCGTGTTTGCGCAAAAAGTCGAGCATTTCGTGCACGGGGAGTTTCTTATCTAGTGATGTTACGCCCATTAGGTTTGCCTCTTATGGATTGGGTTTAGCTATCTAGCTTAAGGCCATACTATATACTATCGATAATAGAGTCAACTATTATCGTAAATCAAAACGGGATAGGGGTTGACAAAGATAGGGACGGGGTGCGAAGATCGCAAGCGATCTTCGACACACCCTGTCCCCCAACCCTATCCCTCTTTATACTAGCTTCTGTTCGGTATCTTCTGGCTGACATCCCTTTACTCCATTACATGATAAATATATAAGATAGCAAGAAGTCGCGCAGACTACGGGTGAGGACTAGCGCCTACGGCTTGTCCTCCCCCTGCGTCCGCTTAGGCCAAGTGGTCGAGCTTGGTGGGAGTGGATCGTACTGGATGGGCGAGCCACTTGGTAGAACCTACTTTGAATAGTAGCTCGGCTCGCTGGAGCATCTTGGTGATGTCAGCCGCTTCTCCTTTGCCGTCATTCCGCTTCTTATACTCTTCGGTGATTATGGTGCGGATCGCGGCGGTGTATTCGGCTCGGCCATCTGGCTCGATACCCTGTCGGTCGAGAACGGCGGTGGTGATTTCGATGAGCAGCTTCTTGCCGGTAATGGCCTTGCGCTTCTCTTCGGCTTCGGGGGTGATGTCTGGCAGTTCGACATGAACCGGCTTCTCGATGACCTTGACGATTGGGACGATGAGGCGGACAGGTTTGCCGAACCAGTTTACTTGCTCGCCGAGATCGTTGTTCTCCAGCTCAAAATAGATCGGCTCCCATTCCTTGCCGTCTTTGATTTTCTCCGGCATGAGATCTCGCTCGGTGATCCGGCCTGTCATCATGTCTTTTTTGGTGTCGATCCGAATCGCGTAATCTGACGAGGCTCGGAACACGGAAGATCCTCGGGCGGCATATTGATCGCCTTTCCCTGTATGGTGGATGAGGCAGACGTTTTTGATCTGGTGATCTCGCATGAGCATTGACAGGTTGGTGATGAATCGTTGCGCGTCCATCGTCGAGTTCTCGTCGCCTTCCATGTTCGCTGCCAGTGTGTCGATGAAGATGATGTCGGGCTTGTAATCTAGGTTGATGAGATCCTCTCGGAGCAGGGCGACAGATCTGGGATCGTTCATTGCGACTCGCTGCTTGGTGACTCGAAACGATTGTCGAATGTCTGCGCCTGAAACCTTGTAGTGCTTAAGCCAGCTCCTGACTCGATTAAGGAATCCTACTCGGCCCTCGCCCAACACGTACAGCACGTTGCCCTGCTTCGCGTCGAAGTCGTGCCACTTCTTTCCAGCCGCTATCGATAACCCCATGTCGCAAGCAACAAACGATTTACCTGAACCGCTCGCGCCGAAGAGCATTCCGATACCAGTCTTGGGAATGATGGCCTCCTGACCAGTTTCGTTCTCGATCCAATTGTCTTGAGCCGTCACTGGACTTTCGTAATCGACATCATCTATAATATGAATCACAGGGGAGTGGGTCAGCTCATCACTGGGTTTCTCCACGATACGGTTTGCCTCGTTCTCGGATATCCACTCCCCTATCTTTTCCGACAAATGCGCTCTCGTCCGCTCCACCCCAATGTCATTATAATCGCCGCAACCCTCTGCCTCATCGAGACTGATCGGCGGTTTAATTATCGGCCACCCTTTTCCTGTTTGTGCCTGTACTGCTGCCGCGACTCCTGCGCCTTTCGGGTATTGCTCTGATGCGTCGTAGATGTCTGGGCAAAGAATCGCGAGCTTGCCTTGTTCGTGTAGGATCGATGCGACAGCTGGAACGTTACTTGTCGACATCGCTGCGTAAACGGTTGCGCCGGTTGCCTCGTGGATCGTACAGGCGGTCGCGTAGCCTTCGCATATTATTGGAAACTGGTTGGCGGCTCCCTCGATGATGCAAGCCCTTCCACCAGACATACCTCTGAATCGCTTCTCCACACCGTCATGCTCGTTAACCCAGATCCGCTGGTAGGACTTAAGCGATCCGTCAGAAACATCGAACATTGGAATGATGAGTTCGCGGCCAGATCGTTTCGCGAGGTAAGGAGTAATATGTTTCGACAGAACGTATGGGTGGCTCGATGCGTCTGGATTGCAGTTACCAAAGAACAGCGCAGCTTCTTTTTCTTGTTTGGCGTGAAGCTCTGCCTGTTCAGCGTGGAGCTTATCGATACGGTCTCGGAAGTCTGACTTCTCCGTATCTGTAAACGAGTCGCCGTCTGAGTACCACGTCGTCGGATTGCCAGCGCCTTTCCAATCTCCGTAAGTCGCGCAAATTTTATCTGCACTTATATAGGAGGCGATTACCCAACCAGAAAGGTCTGTTCGCTTCCCGTCGAGCATTCGGTGACGGTAGTATTTGTCAAAGTAGGGTATGTCGATTATGTCGTGACCGTTGGCCCGCATTTCTGCGACTAGGTCTGTTAGGGTTTTCTTTTCTGATGTAGATTTATTCTTATTATCGCTTACAACGTATACAGCCATGCACTTCTCCTGAAGTCGTTTGATTTGGTTTGCCTTTCGCTTTCGCGAGCCTATATAGTAGCGCAGAGTTCTAGCACAGGGAAGAGAGTCGAATAACGACCGGCCTGATCTGGACGAACTCGACGCACAGGAAACAAAATCGTAGACAAACGGCGATCTCTTATATAAGATGGTAAACCCATCAACAGAAACGAGGCAGAAATATGGCACTACAGTTAGCCGACCCAACAGTTGGTCGCGGTCTCATCTTCACTTTTGTAGGCGAAGGAGGACTAGGCAAGACTGCGTTGGGCGCGACGTTCCCCAGTCCAATATTCGTCCCTACCGAAGATGGATTAATACCTCAACACGCAGCGAGATTCCCGCTGTGTCAAACGTCCGATGAAGTCATCCAAAGGCTCCGCGAGATCGGGCAAGATACAGATCACCCGTACAAGACTGTCGTCATCGATACGATAACTCAGCTCAATATTTTGATCGAGCAAGAGATCGTGGACGGAGATCCTAAGAACCCGAGAAGCATTAACACCGCTCTCGGCGGATACGGGGCTGGACAGGGCGCGGTTTCAGCGAAGCACAAATTGATTCGAGATTGGTGCGGAATGCTGTCACAGCAACGGGGAATGCACATCGTATTCCTTGCCCACGCGACAACCGAGACAGTGAAGCCGCCTGATCAGGATGAGTATTATCGACACTCTATCCGCATGAATCAGCGTTCGGTCTCTCACTACTCGGACAACACCGACCTTGTAGGTTACGTCAAGCTGCAAACCTTTACTCGAAATACAGGAGAAGGGTTGAACAAACGAATCCTTGCTCAGTCAGACGGAAAACGAGTTATCGCTTGCTATCCTCATGCGTCGAGCATTGCCAAGAACCGATTTGGCATTACGACAGACGTACCTTACGAGAACGGAGTAAATCCATTCGTTCCACTGGTAGGTCAATAACCAACTAACGATAATATTAAGGAGGCAGCGATGCCAGTATATGTAGCACAGGGATTGGAACAACAGTCTCAATCGTTCGACGCTTTTCCAGCGGGTGATTACAATTTGATCGTCGCAGATATAGCAGACGGCACTTTTGGAAACGGGGCCGGTCACAAGGTCGACATAACATTCGAGGTGATCGACGGCGAGTACAAGGGCCGCAAGATCTTTGATCTAATCGCGCTGGTACACACCAACCCAGAATGGGCGACAGGTACTCAGGCGAGACTCGACGCGCTATGCAAGGTGGCTGGACTCCCAGCACTTGACGCATTCAGCCAGCTACTCAATCTCATGGTAAAGGCTAAGGTCTTTATCGAGAAAGACAAAACGGGCGAGTACGAGCCTAAAAATAAAATCGACAAGATCCTCGGTGCCGCCTCAGTCGCAGCGCCAGCCTCTCAAATGGCAATGGGCGGAATGGCAGCTCCAGCTCCAGCTCCAGCTCCAGCTCTCGCGCCAACAACGTCTATGGTTCCGCCGTCGTCAATGACCGCCCCAGCCCCAGCCCCAGCCGCCCCAGCGCCAGCCCCAGCGCCAGCCCCAGCTGCGCAAATGCCAGCGCCTGTTGGCACTATGACTCCGCCCGCTTCCGCGCCTCCTGCGCCAGCTCCTGCACCCCCCGCACCTCCTGCACCCCCTGCCCCAGCTGTCAGACCAGTATCAATGGCTCCGACGCAGTATAGTGATGGATCGACTTGGAATACGGCGGTTTACACTGACACCGGAGAGTTCGTCCAAGAGGGTCAGCAGGGTTATCAGCCGCCGACGCCACCAGCCGACTTCGACGACGACATCCCGTTCTAGGGTTCCTTAACCGGCAGGGCTTCCAACGAGCGGCGTTAACCTAAGTCGCTCCGAGGATCTCAATCAAGGAGACAGATAATGAGCAAGTGCAAAGACTGTGAAAATTTCGATAAGGGCTGGTGCGAGGTCTGGGAAGAAGAGATGAAAGGAAGCGCCAGATCCTGCGGCGAGTTTGACCCTGCTGGATTTCAGGAGAGGATGGACGCGGCAGCGATAAAGATAAAAGACTCCGGCGAGTAAACAGATCAAATGCCATTACGCGACTACCAACAAACAGCCTCTGACTTAACGATAAGAGACATTGAATCTGGAGTCATGCGGCTTCTGATAGTCGCGCCAACCGCTTCCGGTAAGTCGCATATTATCGCCGACATTGCCAAGAAGAGGAAAGGCTTAACGCTTTGCGTGACTCATTCCCATCACCTAGTCTCGCAGAACTCCGATAAGATTCGAGCCGTAGGATTAACGCCCTCATTCTGGTGTTCCGCGCTTGGACCTAAAGACGATTCTGGCGATGTAATTATGGCCTCGATCCAATCACTGTTTCGAGATGTCGATTTAATATCCAGAGCCGACACTATTATCGTTGATGAGTGTCACCGGATGTCAACCGAGTCAACTCAGTACGGCGCACTGATCAGGCACAAGCGCGACGATGTTCCGATCATTGGACTGACCGCTACTCCATTCCGGCTAGGATCTGGTTGCTTGATTAATGGCATCGACAAAATATTTGACAGGGTGAGTTACGAGATCGAGATTCCGTACCTCATCGATAAAGGATACCTCTGTGCCGTCTCGAATCGATTCCCGAAAATAGGTAACGACGCTTATCTGAATCGACACAAGCTGACGGTACGCCGAGGCGAGTACACCACGGAATCAATTCGCGAAGAGTTAAGCGATCCGAAGATCGTCTCGCAGGCCGGTTTAATCCTGTCAGCGTTCAAGGCGATGAATCGCAAAAAGGTAATGGTCTTTGCATCAAGCATCGTCCACGCCCAGAAGCTCCACCAGCAGATGAATCTAATGGGAATGCCGACTACGATTGCTCATTCCAAGATGGACATGGAGCGATGTGAGGCCAACGTGATGGCGTTTCGCCGTGGCAAATATCAAGCCATGATCAACATGGAAATGCTGACCACTGGCTTCGACGATCCGCCGCTTGATTTTATTGTCCTGGCCCGGCCTACCAAATCGGCGAGCCTGTATATTCAGATGGTTGGCCGAGGAATGCGTATAGCTCCCACCCTCTCTGTATGTTATAAT